ATTCATCGTATGTCATGTTTATACCGTATTGACTAGGTAGCCCATTCCACTATGCACCGAACAATATGTATATAGGTTAGGTGCGCCTATGGCAACTTCTATTTGCGTATAGGCTCCAGCACTGCCTGGAACCCCATTATAGGTCACGCCCGTCGTATACTCTACGCCCCCGCCATGGGTGCCATCAGGTGTAGTAGAAAACCTTAACGGATGCCCAGTATTACTAACGTCCGACTGATCATATCGATAAGCCTGTCCTTCATAAATAGTTCTTCCAAGATAACCAGGCTGTGAGCCGTCTTGATAATAGACATTCCCGCCTCCTGGATTACTAACCGTTATATTGTAGGTCGCCGCTATACTTACAGCATTAACCGTCACTGTTCCAACAGTTACTGTGGCAGACATTCCTGTAAGCGTAACGGTTACATTACTTGCTATTACAGTTGATACATTTACGTTTCCGATGTCTCCTACCCCTTCAACCGCTATAGACGCTGGAGCAGGTTGCATGGAGTCAGGCACTGTCTCAAAAGGAGTATCGCCCCCAGTATTATTCACAACTACTGTAAGAGGCTCTGTCCTATCGGGTCTTGGGTCTGCTAGTGCTATTGCATCCCCTCTATACCTTAATGGTTCAATCTGTGGTTCTTTTGGCTCATAGTCTTCTGGGCAGACCATAAACCCACGCCAATTCTTTTTTAAATCACGGTAAGAATATCGTTGTCCACAATAATCGCAGATCCCATATGAAAACTTACCTGTCGCTGTAGCCATTACGCACCTACTTGCGGTACAACATTGAAACTAGCAGTATCCCTATCTTCTTCCGCCGCACGTTTAAAGTCTTCTTCATAAATCTGCTTTAACGGACCTGTTCTATCTGGCGAATACTTCATCGAAATCATATAAGCCAGCCCAGAGGCTAAACAAGGCAAGAACCTAAAGTTCACATCGCTTGTATTAGTGTAACCCCCAGCATCGTCCATGCGCCTAATTCGATAATAAAGTAGCGTATAGTCTTTGTCCGCTGACGGATACAGGTAAACAGTCGGGGTGTTGCTTCTTTCCACGTAATACTGGGAAGGCCTCGCTTGAGTCAACTTGTTAGGAAGATTCAGGTATTCCGCCCTGCCAATCCGATCAATGCTGATATCCTGCTGTTGACCGTTAATTGTCTGGCGAATCACCGCCGACAAGACATTTACAGTATCTGTTCCAACCGCAACGCTACCATCACCCTGGGACAATGGCTGTGTGGCCTGCTCTACGGTCCACAGGTTCAATCCCCTGTTTGCCCAGTCTAAGAACAAAAGGTTCAAAGAACGTCGCGCAGAGGTGAGCTGATAGCCCTCTGTAACCTGCATGCCACATCTTTCGAAGGCTTCTTCGATTAAGTCGTCAATAGACAGGTTAAAATCTGTAGTTCCTGAAGTCGCCATTATTTACAGCCTGCGTAGCCACCTTTTTTGTATTTCTTCATCATTCCGCCACCCATTTTTTTAACGGGCTTTGCCATGCCACCGTCTTTCATCATGACAGCTACCTTCGTAGAAGGCTTTGAAGTCATCTTGTTGCGAGCACCAGAACTTACACATCCACCGCCTTTGGTAGCGGCTCCCATTCCACGTCCAGCCATTTTACTTACCTCGTTGAGTTTTCATCTGTGCAGTTTTTGACAACTGCGTAAATTTAAACAATTTTTTAGAGTTCTTACCCATTCTCGCTCCTGACATGACAGTACCGTCTGAGTGCGTGTGGGTGCTTCCCTTATGTTCCGTGCCATTGCGTAAAAAATACTTCATTTCTTTCGATGCCTTCTTGTCTTGTTAGCCACTTTTTTTGGCTGTTTAGACACTTGCTTACCCTTTGCAGTATCCGCCCTTTTCTTTCGAGTAGTTGCGGCGTACTCCTTACTGCTAAGAGCCTTTATAGCCTTTTCGGGCAGATATCGCTCTCCTGTGGCTTTTGGACCCTGCGTCGATGGTTTACCACTTTTGGTACGCCATTTCTGCTCGGTCCACTTCTTCAAAGACTGCTGTGGCTTTTTAAGTCCTGGTGTTCTTTTTCTTGGATTAGGCATTATGTTTTATACCCGCCACCTTTAGCTTTGTACTGCTTTGCCAACATCTGGGCTTTCCTAGCAGACCACTGTCCTGGTTTTCCGCCTTTACCCCCAGACTTTATCTGAGAAAACAACTGCTTGCGCAGTGATGGCTTGGTATAGTTACCTGCCTCGTTTACCCTAGATTTAGCCTTTGCTGGGGCTTTTTTAGCCCTAGGCATTTAACACCTCCAACGCTTTCTGGCCTGTCGTAACCTACTGTTTGGATCTTTCGCCGCCTTAGGGAACTGTTTCATCTGTCCCGCTGATCTAGCACAGAACGATTTACGTCGTTTTGCCCTAGATTTAGACGGCGATTTTTCCGTTACAGCCGTTTGCAACTTACTGCCTGGGTTGGCTTTCCGATAGGCTTTTACACCTTTTTTCGTCATGCCTGCCCCTTTTTTCGTAGCGCGAAAATTTCCAGACTTCACAGAAGTCTTTATTCCCATGTCTTTGCGCTTCGGCTTAGTTGCCATGTTACTGAGCCGCTCCTCCTTCGAAGAACAAGGTAACACTGGTTACGTTGACACTAGCGACGTCAATGAAAATTCCATTTTCAAACAGTATCCCTGCATCTGGGATAAACAAGTCTTGCGCGCCCGCAACGGCAGGGGTGGTAATTGTCAGCTTTGATGTACCGCCCGATGTACTGCCGTCTTTTAAGGAAAAAGAAGACCCTGTTGCTGTGTTTGTAAAATAAACACCTAACAATCTGCAACGGCCTAATACCGCAGAAGCATCAGCGGCCTTAGTGACCGTTTGGATATTACTACTGCTCATTGGTATCTCCTATTAAGTCAGTGCGGCACCTACAGCAGTCACCCACGCCGCGCCAGTGCTGATAACCAAACAATATTCGTTATCGCCAGCGCCATTGTCACTTATCAAACGAACCTGACCCGCATTACCGGCGGCGGCAGTAGGTAAGTCACTTGTGGTTATTGCGGTTAATTTTACAAAGTTGGTAACAGTAACGTCGCCTGTGATGTCACCTGTGATGTCACCTGTGAATCCGTTATTTGAAACAACGGGACCTGAGAAGGTAGTTGTAGCCATGTCTTATCTCCTGTCGTGGCTAATGTCAGGCGCGGGATTGCACCTGTCAGGGATTTATTAATCTTATAGTAAAAGAAAAGGGGCAACAAGTGCCCCCTTTCCCTTTTTACTCAGCTTACGGAGTACCCGGAGAACCGAATATGCCGCGTGGATCGCTAAAGCCAAAGCTATAACGCTCACGAGCCTTGTAACGTACATTGCCAGTCTCAAAGTCGCCTTCGAAACCAGTGCTCATTGAAGTACGCTGGAACATCTTCATGCCGTTAGGCGCATCAGTCATGATAAAGAATGCGTCAGGGTCAGTCAGATAATGGTTGACTGAATAGCCCTGAGGCACCATTCCCATGTTGCGAGTGGCATTGATGTCGTTATCCGCAGTGCCTACACGAAGAGTAGACTTCAGGATACGGTCGGCAGTGAACTGTAATTCTTTTGGAATTATTAGTTTAGTGCCTTGGACCGCAATCTTGAGGCCACGCTCATCAGTGAAAGACGCGATATCAATCAGAGCCTGCTCAAGAGAGGCTTCTGAAAGATCCGCTGGGGTAGCAAGCTCGTTGGCTAGATCAGGACCTGAAAGGGTCGGATGATCTGTAGCACAAAGAGGCTTACCGTCA